ATCGTGGATGCGGTGGTTAAGCGGTTGCAGGAACGGTTGGTCGAAATCCTGTCTCACGACGAATGATGAAACCGCCTTTTGGTTCCTACTTGATTTGGATCTGGATGGGCGCAGTCTTTTTCTGCTTCTCTTTCTGGGGCGTAGTTGTTTGGGGTATATTCGCCTCGGTTAAGGTTCTGTTTTGAAGTCTAAGGACTCGGAGTCGTTACTGGCTCAGTATTGGCGGTTGCGGGAGCAGGTCTATCCCTGGCATCCCAACTTCGTGGCCGATATGATCAACTATTATCGAGACAAATATGCTAGAGAAGTGGGTGACAGTTGCCGAAGCTGCCAAGCTAGTAGATCGCAGCCCGGCTACAATCTATACCTGGATTGATCGCACCAAACGAGGTATAGCCAAGCCACCGTTGAGAATGAAGGAGATGGTTCTCAGTGATAGTCACTACGGTGGTGGTAGCGGTTGGCAGGTTGAAACTCGATCCCTGTTTCGGGTTAGTGAATCTGCGCCCAGAGCTACCAGGCCAGCCGGTGAAAAGTTAACCCACAGTGTTTTCTCTGGCGGCGATAGTTGGGGCTTGGTTCGGGCTGATCGGCGTAAATGGGTGCAGGAATGGGTCGAGCGGGGTAAAACACTGCCTAAAGTGTTGGCTATCTTCAGTTCGGATCTGCACGATGAGATTGAGTGGTACTACCAACAGGCCATGCAGGAGAAAGAGAAAAGGCCGGGTGAAGGAGATGACCCGGCCCGATAGGAGAAACAAAGCCATGAAGAGAGCCTTGTCGCCCATATTATAGCACATATTTATGTGTCCTCCCTGAAATAAACTTGCCATAACACATTTTTGAGTGGTAGAGTCTGCCCCATGATGGCAGATTTTGACCACATATTCCAACAGATCTTAAAACATGAGGGTACGGAGTACACCGATTATGCCGTCGATAAAGGTGGTGCCACTCGGTTTGGTGTAACTCTGGGCCTATTACAGCGACTACAGCCCTCGGCTCGTAAACAAGACATCGAAGACATGACTGAGGATGAAGCTAAGGAGATCTATATCCGTCTGTGGGATGAGGCTCGAATCGGCAGTCTGGATCTGGGGGCCAAGGCCGGCAAGTACTACTTCGATATGTACATTAACGGCGGTCGTATGGGTGGAATGTGCCTACAAGCGGCAGTCAACCATGAATTGAGTCCTACTGACCCTAGTCAGTGGATCGACGTAGATGGTATCCCCGGTAACGGCACACGAGAAGCCTTGAGGCGGGTTGGGCCGATGCCTTGGCTCTATCTGGCTATTCAACGCTCAGGTTTCTTCTGGAACAACGTGCTGAAAGGTTGTAAATACGCTTTCAGTGCCAAGAGGGGTGTTAGTAACCGGACAGATCAAGAGCTATTCATCTACGGCTGGATAAAACGATGTTTTAATTTGGACGATCAGGGTAGAACTCCAATCGACGACTTTACAACAGCCGAGTTGGAGCGAGAGTTAGCCAACAGATAACCATGCGGGTGCGTTAATTCGTGGGCATGGGGAGATAATATTATGCAACTATCGAGAACAGAAGCAGTCAGAGCAGCACTAGCCGCTACTAATGGCAAACACGGCCAAAAGTCGGTTACTGGAACTAGCGCACCATTGACTACTGATACCGCTAGTGGGTTTCACGGGGTGGCGGTTAAGGCACTGGCCTCTAATACAGCCACAGTCTTTGTGGGTATCGGTACAGTGGCCGAGGCTGACGGCATGGAACTCAACCCTGGCGAAGGCGTGACTATTGATATTGACAAGGCTTCATCGGTAGAAGTTATCACCGGCACAGCCACTCAGACAGTCAGTTACATCCTGACATAGGAGGACACAATGAAATTTCATGATTTTAGTCCTTTTTATCGTTCAGGCGAAGGTATCCGCTCCAAGGTAAGTGGCGATAGGTTGATCGATAACCCGGCTGTGGCTGATGCACAGGGTGGCAGTGGGGCCAGTTATAGCTTTGATGGTACGGATGATGTTGTTACGGGGCCGACCAGCACGTTGTACGATAACGCTTTTGCCAGTGGTGGAACCATTTCCGCTTGGGTTAATCCAAGCTCCTTGGGTGAGAATGTTACTGGTAGGATTGCCCAAAAGGGTGATCAGGGTGGGGCAAATGGTGGTTGGTTGCTTTGCTGTTTGGCTCAATCAGGCAATAATATAAGTTTGAGATTTCAGCACCTGTGGTCAACGGGTGACGTTTATGCCGATTCGGGTTACAGCCTTCCCATAGGACAATGGACTCATGTGGCTGTTCATTATGACGGTTCTAGCCCAAGTAATACAGCTACATTCTATTTCAACGGTGTGGCTGATGTTGGAACTAACACTAACTCAGGGAGTGGGACTGTTGCCACTGATGATAGTACTCCTCTTTATATTGGTGACAGGTCTACCAGTGATAAAAGTTGGGACGGACAAATATCTCAAGTACGCCTTCACAATCGTGCGCTATCCGCAGATGAGGTTCGTGCTGCTTACAATGGTCAGGCGGTAGGGTTTGAGCATCGTGGTGCTAGTCAGGATGCACTAATTACGGGAGATGATTCTGATTTCGATACTGTCGGAAATTGGATTTCTATTGGTAGCTCGACAGTTGATGGCGGCTATGGTGGTGGTGTTGGTCATGCTACAACCCTGAGAATTCAAGCGGGTGATGCTTCAGGTGAGGGGGCCGCTATCCCTAACCTGACATTGACACATGGTAAAGCGTATAGATTTATTGTTGATTACAAGACCATTGAAGGCACCAACCTTACTGATTATGAGATATGGCTCTATGATACTGTTTCAGGCGATACGGTAGTGATGGCTGAACCTCTCAAGAGTCTAGGTTCTTGGGTCGAAGGTTATACTGCAGAGGCTATCTGGACAGGGCCATCAACAACGACTGGTAGGGTCTACTTTAAGGCACCTGGAAGTGAGGGACACGCTGACAACGAGACACTTTTAGATAATGCAACCCTAACCCAAATTGGCTGTGTAGCAGAATATCTGCCCAGCGGCATCAATGCCACCCAGTGGGTCGATACGTCAGGGAATAACTTACACGGCTCGACATCCACAGCCACAGCGGTCAATCACACCACGGGTGCGTTGACGATGGTGGATAACATCGTCATGGCTGATGGTAAGGGTATCGATTTCAGTGCTACGGCTGATGGGACGGGTGCAAGTAGTGTGGCAGAGGTGCTCTCTGATTATGAGGAAGGGACTTGGACACCCGTCTTGTCTGACGCTTCAAGTGCTGGCAACCTGGCAGGGGTAACTGTGGCAGAGGCCAGTTATACGAAAATCGGCAGGTTAGTCACAGTCGAAACTGCGTTTCAGATAACAAGTGTTTCTGGTATGACTACGGGTGATCCACTCTATATTCAAGGATTGCCTTTCCCTAGTAGGGCGGGTGATGACGACTACCGCTCACACGGCATCGTTGGGTACTTTAGCGGCATCTCGTTTGATTCTGGGTTTACTTGGATTGCAACACGCATTGAAGGTGATGAGATTAGTTATCTGGTCTTCCAAGAAGCGGGATCGGGAGTGGCTTCTAATAAAATACTCGTTAGTCAGATTGTAGGTACTCCGTATATTCAACTTTCTCATACCTACCAGGCTTAACAAGGGGCATAAATTATGGCAACAACAATAACTGAAATAGAACAAATCGATGCAATCGAGTGCCTTGAATCGGGTGCCATTCAGGTTAAAAAAGGCACCTATTATGAAAAGACCATCAGTGGCGAGACTGGACTAGACGAGGACGGTAACGAGGTGGAGATCCCACCTGTTACTACCAAGAGTCATGTCGGTAACTGGCGTGGTGTGATCGGTCTACGTGATGAGGCCAGGGCTGCTGAACTGCTGGGTGATAGTGCTAATGTGGCAACCGCTCATTGGGCTAACTTCCCAGTACCACTAGAGAAACCTACAGATGACAACACAGTGGATGAGATTAAAGCCTATCTGGATCAGGAGAGTATTAGCTACAGTAGTGGTAACACTAAATTGGAACTATTAGCTTTAATCCCGGAATAGATGAAACTGTTCGGTAAAAAGAAACCGGATCAACCTAAAGTGAGTCGGGAACTGACCAAGCCTCACGTCAACGAGGATGCTGATCTGGTTAAACGTGAGAAACAACAGATTCGAGCTTTCAGTCAGAAGAAATTCTGGTTAAAAACCCAGAAGTTCGGTTGGTAGATATGGCATTTTGGGATCAGTTGGAAGGTGAGACAGCTACAGCTTTTCGAGCCTTCTGTGCTTATCGTGACATGGGATTGGATCGGACCCAACGCCAAGCCTGGGAAATGTTACAGCGGGCGGATGGTAAACAGACCAAATCGATGAACCCACGCTGGAAAGAGTGGCGTAAAAATTATCGATGGGATGATAGGTCTGAAGCTTTCGATGCTTATCAGGATAGTATCTTTCAGAAACGATTGATCGATACTAACATGAAATCTCGACAGAAGATGATTCGCAGTGCTCAGACCCTGCAGGAGTTCGCCGTTCAAGTTATCCATAAATCCGACATCGAGGAGATGGATAGTGACGAAGCCCGTAAACACCTCAAGACAGCGGTAACAGCTTTGAAAGACGGCATACAGTTAGAGATGTCGTTACTAGGAATTAAGACAGAACCTGGGTTCACACCCAGCTCATCGGCGCACAATGGACAACAAATCGATATTAACATCCTTATTGACCAGTTTAGAACCTTCGGAACTCGATTGGCTTCAACAGACCTCCCAAGTGTTGTATCAGAGCAACCCCAAGCTCTTAATAGCGGGGTTGACGGAAATGATCAACAGCATGGCCGGGTTGCTGAAGATTCACGATAAGTTCCGTCAGTTACGGCCGCTGATCCCCAATAACACCCAGTTAAAGATCTTGGAAACGGTCTTTAAGATGGAGTCGGAAGGGAAACCGATCAGGATTATTGCGCTTAAAGGTCGACAACAGGGGTCCAGTACCGGTATCGGCGCTTACTGTTTCTTACGGGCTTTATGTGAAGCTAACACTAACGCTCTGATAATCACTGAGGAGAAGGGTGGATCGGCTAAGAATATCTTCCAGATGTACAAGACATTTGCTGATAACTTACCCGACATGGGCGTAAAGCGTGAGTTTACAAGAGAGAACACCTTTATGAAGTTCGCCACCCCGCTCAACAGTCAGATACGGGTTGAGGGTGGAACTATCACTAGCTTTACATTCCAGGTGGTCCACTTATCAGAAGCCGCTTTCTTCCGTAACCTACGAGAAACTATCAGCATGTTGTACCAGACGGTTCCTGACACTGATAGTGCTATCTTCTTGGAATCCACAGCTAACCGACATGGTGACGATTTCTATCAAGAATGGATCAGAGCTGTTAATGGAAAATCGGACTTTTTCCCCTTATTTATTCCCTGGTTCACCCACGAAGAATATCAACGAGACTTCGATTCCGATCTAACTAAAGAACAACTAGGTAACAGTTTGGGTAACGCCGAGGGTGACGAATATGGCAACGAACAACAGTTGGTCGAAGCCCATCCAGAGTTGACCTTAGAGAAAATCAACTGGAGACGGCACGCTATTCGCAACCGATGCGCTGGCTCGATACATGAGTTTGATCGACAGTATCCAGTTAGTTGGGAAGTAGCCTTCAGGACTCAAGTAGCATCGATATTCGATCTCAACCGGATAGGTCAACTGAAAAGTAAAGCCCCAAGAGTTAAGAAGGGTCACTTTAATGAGACACCGCGTGGTGTAGAGTTCCGACCGATGGGTGTAGCTGTCTCTAAAGTTTATCGCTTCCCAGACGAAGCCTACAAATCGGGTTACATTATCGGGGCTGATGTGGCTGAGGGGTTAGATACTGGCGATTATAGTTGTGCCGTGGTAATGAAACGGTTACCGATGGAAGTGGTCTGTGTTATCCGAGCCGGTAAGGGTGAACAACTATCTCTCGATTATTTCGCTGATCAGATTAAGTGGGCAGCTAAATATTATGATAACGCTTCCATCTGTGTGGAGAGTAATGCTGATGGTAGTGCGGTCAACCTCCTACTATCGGAACGTGGAGCAGGTAATTTGTTACGAGAACGAGACATCCAGATCAGTGATTCGTCTCGATTTGGTTGGCGTAACACCTCATCCACCCGTCGGTTAGGGGTGGCCTTGTTACAGACCTACTTTAATAAGGGTGAGTTCCTGGTCTATGATGACCAGATATTGCAAGAACTGAACAACTTTGTTACCGTCAATGGCAAACCTCAAGCTGTTAAGAAGGGTCAACGGAGAAAACCGGGTGAGGATGATCAGGGTTGGTTTGATGATGGGGTCTTCGCTTGTATCTCAGCTCTGTTAGCTCACGAAGGGTTGCCAGCACCCAAACCTAGCAGATGGGTCGAGAAAAAAGAACGATTGATAGAAGAACGTAGGTGGGAGGAGGATCGTAAACCGAAATCGGTATGGGATTATGTCTGATAAAATAGAAAGTTTTGAACTGATCAACGACGAAGACGACTTACTCCAATCTATCAAAGCTATGCGGGCTGAAGCTGAAGACGCTATCAGTCAACGTATTAAGGTGGCTCGGAAATCCTGGCTGTATCTGTTGGGTAGTCAATACCTGATCGAAGAAGGTGAAGCACTGGTCGATGCTGAAGTGCCGAGCTGGAAGTTCAGGTTGACCCGTAACATCGTGGCACCGGTGGTGGATACATTAGCCCCCATTCTATCCCAAGCTCGACCTAAATACTTTATTCGAGCTGATTTCCCTGATATGGAAGCTGTTATCTCAGATAACGATATAGGGATGCCGATCCCGACGGGGATGACTGATAAAGAGTTAGCTGAGAAGTTGGAGACCATCCTAGATGCTACGCACCAACGACGAGGTGAAGGTTTAGAGATCAGTAAGCTGTTAATGGATGTGTTGGTCAACGGGACCGGGTTTCGTAAAGTCCATTATTGCCCCTATATGCAAGAGATCAAGCTACCTATTATCCCGATGGAAGATGTACTGGTCGACCCGATGGGTACTAGATTGGACTTCCAAGACTCCAAGTATGTGATTGTACGGACCTATCTGGATGCGGCTGACATCGAACACCTGTACGGAGTCAAGGAATCCGATTACGCTGATGGGTCTGATGCCGATCAATCGGCTGATCATAGTGTTAAGAGCGGTCGTGGATTCTTGCGACGGGTACGGAACTATTTCAAAGCACCACGCGGAGAACTTACCACTGAAACCCGATATGAGCGTAACAGGTATCCGGTCCTAGAGGTCTATTTCGACGCTGATCACGGGATTTCGGAAGCGTTTGATTATCGTTACGATGAGGAACGCCAACAAGCTAACCGATCCAGAGTAGTGGTATGTATCAATGAACAAAAGATAGTCTACGATCAACCCAACCCATATTGGCATAACGAGTTCCCTATTATCGGTTATACCTCATCACCGTTACCTCACGTATTTCACGGCCGATCTGAAGTAGAACCACTGTTATCGATACAAGACGGGACCAACATTCTCTATAACACTGTTATCGCTAACGCTTTACTGATGTCCAATTCACAATGGTTAATCGAGGACGGATCAGTCGATTATGGTGACTTAACTAACCAACCCGGTCTGATTGTACCGGTGGAAGATATAGGTAAAGTGCAACGAATCCCACCAGCACCCATTCCAGGGGATGTCTTGGGATTAGTCAAAGAGTTGGAACAGACAGCTCAGGAACAGGTGGCCGGTGTCAGTCCTGTTTTACAAGGTCAAGCACCCGGCTCCAACGTTTCGGGTAAGATGGTCAGTCTCCTGACCGGTAACGCTTACAACCGTCAAGTACCCAAGATCCAGAGTTTGGACGTATCCTATCGTCGCCAAGCTAGAGTGGAAGTCAGCCTGTTACAACAGTATAAAGAGTTTGATGATCCCAGAGAGACGCGAACTTATGATCAGGGTGAAAACCTGTTATTCAATGAAGCCATGCGAGAACTGTTATATAGCGTGGAAATCGAATCTAAGGCCGATGCGCCTTTGAATATGACCGACCGTATCAATTACGCTTTTGCTATGGTCCAATCTGGTGTCTTTGATGTTAAAGAATTTATCAGATACACCGGTGTCGAACTTTCTGAAGAACGGCGAGCTGAGATCTTTGATGTCATGGATCAGGCTCAAGTTCTTCAACAACAATTGGCCAACAACCCAGAGTTAGGACTGTCGGCAGACAATAATCCTGCACAACCTGGACTGGCCGAACCCAATGTAGCTAATCAGTTAGGAGTATAAGAAGCTATGAACGAGCAGCCCATCGAAACAACTCCCCAAGAGGGAACCACTGTTACCGAGGACTCGTCTGAACCCGTTGACCCGATTGAAGCCGAACTCTCGACCCTACGTGAGAAAATGGATAGCGAAAGATTAACAGCTAAACAGAAGATCACCGAAATGGGTCAGGATCGAGCCGATCTAAAAGCCCAGTTGGAATCCCAACAAGCTGAGATCGATAACTTGAGACGAGGCGGTTACGCGGACAATCAACCCCAAGAAGAAGATGTATATCAGCGGGCAGTGCGGGAAATGGCGCACGAAATTGTTGACCTAAAAACTCAACAAGCTCAACGCGACGAAGCACAAGCCGTTGATTCCAGAATCACAAAACTGCAACAACAGTTTGGGGTTAGTGTTGAAGACGCTCAGTTAATTCACGATTACAACATCCAAGGCGATTTTGAAAGCGCTTATAAGGTGGCTAATCTGAACTCGCAGCGTAATCAGAAAAAACAGAATCAAGCCCAACAGAGAGCCTCAGCCGGTGAACCATTACCTCAAGCCAGATCCAATACATCGTCACCACCGCAAGTGAGTGAAGGTGATATGGTAGAAAGGCTAGAGAAGATGAGTCCCACCGAGAGAGCTTCTGCTGTGGCTGCTAATCCGGACCTATTGCAGTATCTCGGGCGATAGGGTCAATAATACCCTACGCCATTGGGGGATTTTACAATGGCCGCAGTCGGTGGCGCATCAACTACTATTCTCGAACAGATCGAGATGGCAACTTTGCCATCTCAACAGGGGCTGAACACAGCTCTACTTTCTAAAACCAGCCCGTTATTACGGGTACTACAAGAGAATGCCAAGGAAGATACTGGCAACTCGATTCGGGCCCAAGTCCGATATAACAGGAATAAACACCAATGGTACTACGGGTCCGAGCAATTAACAGCTTGGAGAACCGATGCGACCACTGACGCTACTGACGATGTTGGTGGTGCCGGTGCGACTACCGGAGCCGGTGGTCAGTTCGCTCAGGTTGAGTATCAATGGAAAAACCTAGCTGTTAATGTTCGTATCACAGAAGATATGTTGGTGGAGAATAGTGCGCTCAACATCAACGACCTTCTTAACATAGAATCGATCGATTCTATACCGGAGAGAGACCGTAAGACAATCTTCAACATCTTCGCTCGTGAAACCGAGTTGATGGCTGATGATATGTCCAATGCTCAAGCCTACGCTTTGACCAACCAGGAAACTGGTGGGTCTGGTGGTCTGACTAACGCTGGCAGCTCTCACGACGCAGTTGGAGGTATTCACAGTATCTTTAGTGTGTTGGATAGTAACGATCTGGGCGGGTTCTCTCGTACAGATTTGGGTACTTTCCAAAATCAATCCGGCACCGAAGATCTGGGATTGTTATCAGGTTACTTTAACACCCATAACACTTCAGTAGGGTCGGATGGTGATACTGATTTTACTACCAGTAATAAATGGCAAGCCAAGACCGTCAACGTAGAAACGGTTGAGGATGCTGGTGGAGCTCAACATAACCTAACTAAAGAACTGTTAGGGTTGGCTCTACACGATTGCGCTCAGGGTGGTATCGATGCGGTAGATTACGTTTTCTGTAATCCTCGTATTTATGTAGCCTTGGAA